ACAACATGCTTTCTAGTGAACTCTGTTTTGTTCTTGAAAAAACCATTGGCTATGAAGACCGGCAAGTAGTCCATCCAAATATCTCCTGGTGTTGCAGTTAAGAGAATCCATTTGTTGTTCTTTGCGATCTTTAGAAACGCTTTTACCCAGGCCCCATAGCCAACAAGTTTTTGTTCGTCAAATATAAAGAAAGAATCTTTTACATCTTTATACTTTTCAATTCTATTCCAAGAGTCTACTATAAAATGTAACTCACTTTGATTTTTGGTATTATCTGTATGTAATCCAAAGTGTAAAGCTTCCGACTCCCAGTCATGCTCATCTCTCTTTCTTGCTGTTGTTATTATATATAAGTCTTTTGGTGTTTTCATTCTTTTTCGTTCTGGTTCGAACCTACCACCACAAATATTCTCATAGTAATAACCAAGAGACGTTAATGATTTACCAGACCCGACTCCACCCCAAAGAATGGAGCCAGGCGTTAGTTCTTTTATTGCTTTTTTCTGGTAATCAAATAATTTAATCTTCTTCATCTTCCGAGTTTACATCGGGAAGTTCTTTGTCTTGGTCGTTGGGATCAAGATCGAGAGCAAATCCAGATTCCAGGTCGTCAGCACTTAACGAGACAACCATCTTTCTTAAATACGCTTTGATTCCTGACTTTCCATTTACTTCCCAAGAAGACGGAGACAGAATAACATCTACTCGGTCGAATTCGGCCCAGTCCAACACATCAACAGATTCTTCGTCAAGGACGGTCTTTTTACTTCCAGGAGCAAAGAGCACAATCCGCGGAGGATAATTATCAAAACGAAGAGCTACTTTTATTGTTGCCCATTCTGGATCATTCTCTTCTCTTGGATCATGCCATCTAACATTCCACCCATCAGCAATCAAAAGATTTGCTGTTTCGTCATCAAGGACTAGATGAAAATTCCTAGCTCCTTTTGGATTAAACTGTTTTTCTTGCCCTGTGAAGTTGCGCCAAATAATTGTGGCATTCTTTATTGTTACTGGTGGAACCTTATTCGTAAATGCTTTTTTCTTTTTAGTGGCCATCATATTTCTCCTTTTAGATCAACTGCTTAGTTTTTTGAATATACGAGCTCATCATCAATGTACAAACGAACTTTTTGTTCTTTTGTGGGACTGCTCGTTTCACTTTTCGTGGTTGGCTCTGGTAGATGGGATTCGAATTCAGCAAAGACTTTATTCGGTTCCTGTATACAGATCCAGTTAGCCTTTCCATATGCATCGTAGTCACTAACACGACCCCAAGTAAAGCCAGCGCTATCTGTACTAAAATCAAGGACCGCCCGCTTGTCTCCGCGATATAATTTACCAACAACATTTGTTGGTGTTGAATTAACAATCCTGGGTTCTCGCCGTATATTAACTGTCGCGGCTACAACCTTGTAATTTCCTACTATAAAATCAGACATTTTGTTCTCCTTATATCTTTGTATTATTCTTGAGGAAACACAGTTCCTTCAAATATATCATAAATTGGACTAATTGGTATTGGTGCATTAATTATCGCCGTAACCATAACCTTTCCATCTTTTATATCTAATAGAGAAGATCCAATTGGTTTAGGTATACCCCCTCTTGACACCGTCCATCCTGTAGATCCGTCACCATAATCCATGTTATATCCGGGCGTTCTTACATGGTGTTGAATATCAAAATAGTGTGTACCTGCGTCAGTTAGTCGTTCCCTAACAATTGGTATCCAATACATATGATGACTATGACCGTTAAACACAATCTGAAAATCTGGTAAGAATACTGCCTGTCGACTAGTTTGTATTGCTCCTCTCGTAACAGGAGCCTCTCCACCAGATCCATGAAAGTATTTGGCTGGAACAACTATATCCCCCTGAATGAACCGAATTATTCCGCCATATCCGCCACGATATACAGTGTGTTTTGGTGTTGATAATCCTTCCGTTAATCTACCAACCAAGTCAGTATTTGCATTCTTTAGCACCGACGCCTCATGATTTCCATCCGTTATCATAAGAATATTTTTTGCGTATGGTTTCATAAGCTTTACTGCATCTTTCAAAATAACATCATAATAATCTTTTGTCCTGTATTCTGGACGAAGATGACTCATGTCTCGTCTTGGATCAAATCGACCATTCATGGCATCAAAGAAATCACCAAAGATTAGTACTTGAGCTCCCTTCTCTATAGCATAGTCCAAATCAGCGAAAAACTGCTTGCGATTACAGCTAGGACTATCAAAGTGCGTATCTGATGTAGCAAAGATAGTAAAACCTTTTTTAGAACTTATTGATGTTACTGCCCCAATTTGTTCTATCTCGTATTTATACATATTGTCCTGTGAACTCCTTGTCTGTTATGCGGAAACAAATTCTTTAAAATTTCCAAAGTTTGAGACTTGCTCAATAGCTGCCTCAATAAGGGAATTTCTATATGTTGGATCTATTAGTTCTTCAATCTTTAGATCGTCAACGTCTTCCGCTTCTAGCCATCTATATCCTTTTGTTCCTGTGGCGGCATAATATTTACCCTCCTTCTCTCTTACCAATAGTCCACCACCAACTCCAGATTTTACTGGACAGAACAATCCAACCTTTCCTACAAACTGATAATTGTGTCCTTTCTGAATGCGTTCTTTTAATTCATCGTCTGATAAATGTGAAAGGGATTTGTCCAGGCGTGGTTTCGATGTTGTCGTTCTGTTTCTTTTTGCCAGTTCCTTCTCATATGCACTAACATCTTCTAGATCTTCGTTCATGTCTAAATATAATGCTGATGCTCCTGTGACGGCTTTGCTCTCACATAAATCTTTAAATGATAGTTCCTCTTTTGAGAACAGCGTTTTAAACACAACGGGGTGAGCGAACTGTGCTCCGGTTGCTGTCCATTCTCCTGCGTGCGCTCCATCTTTATATTTTGCAATATATACAGCGTCGTTGACTAGGCAGAATTTTGAATATGTAGCTTCGTGTTCAAACGTGTATCCATACTTTTTCCCAAACTCATGAACAAAAGAAATGATTTCTTCTGTTGCATGTGGGATTTTAATAGAGTCTGTCTTGATGTGCGCTACTGTAAAGCCCTTTTCTTGAACGGCATGTTTTAAATCGATCATGAATAACGCGCCGCGTTTAGCAACAATGTTGTCTATGTTTCTTGGGTCTTTAAATTTATTATCAAACTTGGCTGAGGTGAGACCATATACAATATTCAATGCATGGATTTTAAGAGCATACGCAAGATCGTCTGCGTCTTTTGGATCATCTAAGTACTTTGATAATATACCGCCCAGCATCTGTCTCGCTTCGTCATAGTTCTTGTGTTTTATTGCTATACGAGCATCGTGCAACTCTTTGTATCTTTGCGTGTATGGACCAAACATATTCATGTTTATTATAGACGATGGGTGCATAGATGCAATGTCTAAAAGAGCAACGTCCTCATATATACCAGGCTCAGAATATACATAACCTCCTTCTTTAGGATCTTCACCTCTATAAGAACTCTTTCCAAAATCAAATTTGTATCCCGGAAATGTTTCTGAAAGATCTGTATAAACAAACTTATCTTGTGGTCTTTTGTCGTTTCCAAATATGATCTTGGCGGTATGCTGCTGTGTTGTGTCGTTTATGGACAATCCGCTTAATTCAGCTAATATCTGTCTAGCGACAAAGTCTTGTTTTCTATCATCGAACACTACTTCGGAAGATATAACATCGTTGTCACAATAACTCGCGACCTCTAACCATCGTTCTTTCGGAACTGGTTGGTCCCAAGGAAGACCCAACTCCTTATGATGTATTCCCAGTTGTATTTGGAAAGCTTTTAGACTTTGCTTTATTGATGAGAAGTCATAAATATCGGCAAAAGACAAGTTGTATGCTTCACGAAAATATGCATTCTGACCATTATTAGATACAATCTTTGAACTCAATTCGAATAATTGAGGGATTGTGTACCCAATAAACCTTGCATATAAAATATGATTGTCGTATCGTCGACAGTTAAAGCCAACTAATTTCTTCTGCAATAGATCTTCTATTTCACTTGGTTCGGGATTTATCATTCGGACCACTTTTTGATTGGGACCTTTGTACTTCCAGGAAATAACGAATAAATTTGGAAGGACTTCAACATCATAAAACACAAGGCCCTCGTCCGATAGATCTTGGGCTGGATCGCCTAATGGTTCGACATCTTCAGATTTAAACTTCATCTTTGATACTAGTTTAACACAGTAATCCGATTGATTTGTGCTTTTACTAGCAAAGGATAAAATCTGAGGTCTCATTTGTGTAATGTCGTACTTCATTCCAGATTCATATGCTTCATCCAGTATGGTGTTTATAAAATCAATACTGGGCTTTGTTCCGGGATGAATCTCTTTATGTAGGTTTCGTAATATTAATTCGCGTAACCCCTTTTCACTAGCAATAGCTTTCGCGTCATACATCTTTTCTCCTTTCAAGGGAAGTCCACTATTTATGTGTGCTATTTGATTGGTGTTGCATTTAGAGAATTTTCTTCTAAGAGAAGCATCACCATTAAACACCTTTATCTCAACACCATCTGACCAGATCGGACTTAACTTGCTGACATCTCCATCATAAATATAATGTAGGTGTATACCCTTTCCACTTTTGCTATATTCGGCATATGTTGGAACAAACTTGCTTGCTTCTACCAAATTTAACTCCAGGGATTTTTCTCCGGTATCATCTTTAATGTCGAAGTCTATCACAATATGATTTTTTGGAACTTGCACATAGTGAAGTTCTTGTGTATCAATATCGCTTAATTTAGTAATAACATTCGACCACTTTGTGGTTGGTAACTCGGTTTCCTTTGACGCCAATTGTGCTGGATAATCTTTAGCAACCACATCAAATATAGATGTATTAGAATCTAAAACCAAGGACAACGGTGTTTCATCATCGGCTACTCTTTCTCTTGTGGATAGGAATCGCTCTTTCTGGAAACCTCTATAAACACTACGTACGGGATTTGGATCTCCTTCTATTCTGGTTCTATCTAGAAACTCACTAAAGTAATTCTTAAGCTCATCTCTAAATTTATACCGTGGCATTTTTCTATCGATCGAACTCTCGTCACAAAACGTTTTATATAACTCATATGCACGAGATAAAGTAACCATGTCTTCCTTTAGGAATTCATAGTAATATGATTCGACGAAATTGAAAAAGATGTCTGTTTTAAACATCATATCCAACGGAACATACCCAGAATAATAGTGTTTACCTAAACTCTTATATACATCCAAACAATGATGTGCTATTGCGCCAAGCTCAAAGTCTATTTGCGATACCAGGGTTTGATACCTCTGTACGGGAATTTTTCTTCCAGATGTTTTTACGTCGATTAGTCTTCGAATAAGTCCTGACTTACCGTCGGTTATCTTAACTGGTTTGTTTGTTCCCATAAATAAGAAGCAGTTTACTTTTGCAGAATAGCTTGGTTTATACTTCTCATTCATTCGCATCTCTTCGTGAGAGACGATGGCGTTTAGTTTGGAGTTGTCTTCAATCCTTGAAAGGTCTCCGTCATGCTGTATAGCCACCAACGGATTTCCTTTGAAAGATTCTGTAGAAAATGAATTGCTGCTTGAAGTGAGTTCCTTTGCCTCAAAGGTTGTGTAGTAACCCTCAAACAGCTTTTGAATTATGGACAATATGGTTGATTTACCAGCTCCGGCTTCCCCGTATATTACTAGAAACTTTTGAATTTCTTTTGCGTCTCCGGATACTATTGCTCCAATAGCCCATTCTATCTTTTGTCGTTCTTCATCATCATAAAGCGTTCCGATAAGCTCATCCCACACAACATGTGATCCTTCTTCCAATGGATATGGAAGGCGCTTACTTACGTAGTCGTTCTTCTTTACTACTGTATCTCGGAACACCAAATTGTTATCAAGAACGTGATAGTTGTCATACATGTTATTAAGGAAGTCTCTATAGTGCTTCCAACTATTTGAATCAAAATCCCGTAAGGTCTTTACAGACATGTGTCCTGTATGATAGCCCTCGTTCTCATCTCTGTACTCCATTAATTCTTTGTCGATAAGTCGCGGAACATCGTCTTCGTTAGTTGACCATAATTGCTGCTCTTCGTCCCATATTGCATAAAAGCTTTTGCCACGCACCATGAGATCATTAGATCTCTGAACAACAAACGCAGGATATACCTCTGTGATTCCCTTTTTGGGGTTTCGTGTTTTAATCTTGTAGAAATCCACTGGGTCTCCTTTCAAAAGAGCCGTGCCGAAAAAGTGGCACATTCTGTAAACTTTTTAATATGACTCGGTTTGTGCCGGTGTCATTAATTTTGCACCATCCAAAAACTTTCTATATATATATATTTTTACTAAAAGTAGTACGGGGAAAGAGTTTTTGCAAGATATGGCACATTTGACACAGAGCACACAAAATACCTGTTTTCCTTCTTAAAATCGCGCCTTTTCCCGTGCCACTTTTTTTCTCAGAAATGGCACAGGGGGTATTTTTGACACATTACCGCAAAAATAATAAAAAGTTTAGAAACTGTGCCACTTTTTTGACACATCGTCCATAGACCTTTTTACCTACCTCGAAAGCAAGTCGACCAGCCATACGGCGAGTAGATATGATGCCGCCATGTCGCTTATGATAGTATAGTAAATAAAAACATTGCGCGGCCCCTCCGAGACATCTTCGACAAGCTTTGCGTTATGTGCGCTGAACAACAATATTCCCACCAACAGCAGAAACGTGTTAATGTCCATCGGTAACTGCTTCCACCCGAGTCAATCCAGCGTCTGCCGGTTCGGTTGTTAATGATGCTTTATAGATCATTGTGTGTTCTCCTTAAGTATAATTCTCAGCCAAATATGCCATCATCTGATACCAGATTTCGACAGATTGCTGATCTTTTAGCGGTCTCTTCTTTAGTGGAAAGAGTCCACCATTACCATGAAAATCGTACGTACGGTCTAGAAAGGTTTCTACTATTTCTTCAATTGCGCATTCGTCCGTAGGACTTAGTGGCTCTTCTTTATTATCCGGCTTATCTATAAATTCGTTAAGTCGTAAATTAACAAGCAGTTCGTTGAACCACCTGGGGGTATGATCTCCATGATCTCTTAGGTCATACATTGTGTCATTTAATCTTTGAGCTACACCGATTAATACTTCGAACACGCTGCATGGTTTATTGAGAAAATATAGAACTTCGAGGTGGCCCTCATCCAGATCTTCTTCCTGTATGAAAGTTTCACGTAGAGTCAGACCATCCTCGAGTCTATTGTCGTCGTTGTGAACTGACCAACGAAACGGTTTTTCATATAGCAAACGACATAACTGAATATAACTTTGTCGTCGCTTCTTGTCACGAATTATATTGTATAGCCAGAGAAAGAAGTCATCTTTAACTGGTTTCTTCCCCATCGCCTTCCTCCTTTATTAGTTGTGCTTTTTTAGCACGCCCACGTCGGAGAACCGGTGAAGCATACTCCTTGTTAAGACGAACCACTTTGTAGAGGGCGCGTTTATTATCGTTACGAACATAAACAACGTCCGCATCATCAGAAAATTCGCCAAACGAAACAAGAGCATCATCACCCAATAGTTGCTCTGGGCGGTCGATCGGAGATCCCGCGGTATCCGTAACAACATCGTCATCGTAATATAGAAGTTCGATCTTTTCAATGCCATCAGCATCTTCAAACTCGAAATCAGGAATAATAACGATATCATTGTCTTCCTCCACGCGATCCTCAATTATTTCATCGAACTCTTCTTCCGACCAGCTTGTAACTTCTTCAGGCTCATTGTTTTCTTCCTGAACGGAATCGCCGTTATACTTAGCAGCTAGCGCTGCGAGATCAGGACGTTCCCGTCCGAAGTATTTGGAATAATCTTTCTTATTACCGTTAGACATTAATTGTTTTTCCTCTGCTTGTGGGAGTTTACGATCTGTTTCGGGTTCGTCGAATATGATTGGCAACATTCCAGTTGTGGCCTCACGTAGGGCAATGACCTCGATCGTTACCTCTCCAACGAAATATCCAACACCAGCACCAACTAGGGCGCCAAGTACGAGTTTAACTTGGTTGTTCATTTTGTGTTTTCTCCTTTATGGTTTGTAGACATAATCATCCGGATTTAAGTCTATTGAGTCAAATATGTTTCCGGACGCTATTGCCTCCGAAACCTGTCGCCTTCAAATCTGGTCGAAGACAATACCATCCACATTAAAGTTGAGGAGAACAGATTCGTTCGTACCGTTCATAAACTCAACCGTTGCTTCGTTGTCCTCATCATCAAGACCGAAACTAATATAACCATCGCGGCCTTCTTCTTCCATTTCTTTTGCGCTCTTCAGAACCCAACCAACCAACTGACCTTCTGGTGAGTGGGGAAGACCGAGAGATTCGTACACCTCATTGAGGAATACATATCCACGAATGGTAAGAAGATCGTTGGCATAACGCTGTTGTCCCAGAAGGAACGCCCGATCCAACGCTCGAGAATTTCGAAATTGAGTTGATGACTTGTCAAAGAAGCGGGAATATATCGATCCCGGATTTTCGATCTGGACCTTCCGTGTTTTCTTTTCTTTGGTCTTGTTACCGTTTTCGTCCAAACCTTTTACCGTGAACTTTTCATCTTTTAGACCAAGAAAATGATTCTGCTCTTCCTCTTCGCCATATGCATCAACAATACGTTCGCGATAGGTAGCAAACCCTTCCTGCAATATGTTATATGCAGCAATGAGTGATACCTGACGACTGCTCATAATATTGTGAGCACCAAGAATACAAGCGATCGACAGCACGCCAAGACCAACAGAAGGTGCGTATAACTTTGTAAACTGAAGACCAGCCTCAGCGTAGATCATAACACGTTCTTTTGTATTGTCTTCGGTGAATTCGTAGTCAATGCCTTCCTTTTGTGCCTGTTCAGTCAAAGATCGTGTTGCCTCATCGAGCGCCATAAGATCAAAGTTCATGTCATCGACGATCGGTTGTGCTTTGAGTGTAGCCTTCGCTGCCAATACAGCAGCCACTACTCCTCCAACTAAACCCGCACCCAATAGGATCTGGGGTGAATTCTTTTTGAGAAATAGATTCCCTTTCCACGCCATTCGAACTGCATCTGTCTTTACTGTTGCCAAATTAAATTTCATTGTGAACTCTCCTTTTGTTCATTAACGAGTTGTTTTATTTCTTTTTTCAAATTTGTGATTTGCTCTTTAATCAGCTTGGAATATGCTGTTAGGTGCTTTAGTCTTGCTCTCTTTTTTCGCAAATCATTGAGCTTTTGCTTTCTTTTCTTTACGTCCATGATTAGTCAAGTTCCATTGGTTCAGGAAGAACGATGGCATAACCATTTCGTGTGTGAGTGCAAAACGATTTAGTTAGATCTTTCCAACCGTATTTGTTATGTGCCCACGTAGCGCCATCAACACCGGCGAGGTCGTAGTAATCTGTAACTGTAACCTCATCGTATTGTTCGAGTAACTCCATCATGCTTTCAAGAACATCTGACGCCTCATTGCCATATCGAAAATATATCTCATCGAGTTCAAACCTATTTCCCATGGCTATTGTTTTTGGGTGTGCGTACTTTGGTTCGGGCCTTCCACCACCTCTTTTGTAGAAGTTCCCATAACTCACTTGTCCATGCGAATCGCCTCGACTTCTTGACTTACTACCAGATCGTACCTCACCATACAGTAGCATATCAATACCAGATATAATCATGTCCTGGATTGTGGTCTTAGCTGCTGGGATCAGTACATCATACAAAATATAGGCACCAACGCTTTGGACCCCTTCCCCAACAAAGCTCTTTGCTATTGATTGGATAAAGGTTGGTTTTCGTACAATTCCGGACGCCCGACTAACTGGTCGAGTTCGTACTGTTTCGGATATAATTGTCTTTTCTGGAGATTTACGAGGTCTTGCTGTTTTTCCTCTAACGGGAGCAGCTCGCCTACTTGCCTTCGAATTTCCAGGAAGATCCGCATTAATTTTGGTCATCTTCACCGCCTTTTATCTTTTCTAAAATATATAAGCCAATAGATCCAAATCCACAGTACCGTCCTAAGAATTCTAATATGTTGGCGATGGATCGATTTTCAAGATTCATTACTAAATGATTTACATATAGATTACTTAAATCTAATATTGGTTCGTGTTTATCTTTTGCGTGTTCCTTTAGTTCTCCAACTACGGAACTACCATTTATAGTACCGGCACCACTGCCATCTCCAACGTATGCCTTACGAGTTTTTAGTTCATTATCTAGAATCTCCCAGTTAATTGCAAATGGATCGGAGTCTCTAAATTTCATTGTGTAAGCAATATGAAGCAATGTACGAAGAAGAAATATAGGATCTTCATCTCCTTGGGCGGCTCTCCGTAGTGTTTCCGTATTTAATTTGTCAGACATTGCGCGTATATCATTATCAGGAACAAATATTTCAAACATTGTTCCTATTTCTTCGTTATCACCAGTCTTTTTATAAACTGGCGTGATAGATGTTATGTTTAACATTGTGGTTTTCTCCTTTTAAGAATATGATTCGCAAAAAAGAAGTGCTTGTATACACTTCCTTTTTATGTGGTTATCCCATTGCACCAGTAGCCATGACATCTCGCCAAAGCATACCGATCTGTTCTGATGTTAAATATAACATTGCGGCCTTGCAGGTGTCATATGCATCTTTAATCAACATGCGAGCTTCAAGCTTTCTTTCAAACCACTCACTGCGAATGACTTGAATGTCAACCGTGAAGGTTCCTCTATATTGAAGCACATATAGATTTGATGGATCTTTATCATAGTTTGAAGGGGAATCCAATGTTTCAAAACCAAGACTTATGAATCTATCATATAGGCCTAAACCGTTCATCTTTCTTGCTTCTATGAAGAAGTCATATGTTGATTCCGGAGTTTCAACTCCAAAATATCGAGATCCTGTAATAACAAGATTCGTGGTGTACTCCAACAACCGAAGAATACGCCATTCGTTGTCGTGTTTTTCACGCATCTGATTTTCAAGTTCATCGAGTATTGTGTACTTTATGTCCATGTTTTTGCATCCTTTCAAGATGAAAATATAAAAGAGTTTGTGCTCTTCTATTATAGCATATGTTTATGACGCGTCCGTAGACTGTTCGACAGGCTTGGACTTCGTTTCAAATATACCGTCGATCTGTTCGTTTAAGTATTCGGTCGCTTTGTCAGCTATCATCCCCGTCAGAACAAAAGACGCAACAGTTGTTGTGATCTTGTTGAATGTGCTCTGATTTGCAGGAGTACTTACTCTTACGACGTTTCCAACAATATTCCCAACACCAGTAGAGGTTATGAGACTAAGAACTGCTTTAGTAACAGATAATAAATTCATTGTGAACTTTCTCCTTTCAAGAGAATATAGACCCGGCCCCCTTCGACAGAGACCGGGACATGATGTTACTCTTCGTCGGCGACTTCCTCGAGCTCAGCCTCTTCTTCAAAGGACTCGCTCTGATTGTTGATCACAACAGCGGCAATAGCGATACCAATTCCTGCACCAACAACGATCGCGGTGGTACGAATAACGGCTTCCTTGTGTTCAACGACCTTATTCCATAAGCTTGCAAGTTTTTCGTTCATGTTCTGTATTTCTCCTTTTAAGTTTTTTTATTATTAAAGACCACAGTCGTAGTCCTCAATTTCAATTAGTTTTGGAACTGCCTACCCGTTATACCTATAGATGGCACCGGATAGCGTTCCAATTAACAAGAATATAAGCATGAATGCCCAAGATTGAATGGATCTGGTTATGACCTCAAAAACCATCAACCATATTACGGCCACCATGCTAAGCCAGCTCACAATTGCAAGTAATGAACTAACTGTAAAACGAAACGGTTCTTTCATGTTTCTCCTTTTCAAGAAATAAAACTTGCGGTCGGTTTCGCACCGGCACGGTATCAATATACCCAATTGGTTTCTGCCAGATATCGTTCTGGCGTCAGGAGGAGGAGAAGATTTGTTACCACCCAAATATCGAAGGGGGAAAACCAAACAAATATCCAATCAAGTATAGTCATAGTCCACATGTCTCTAAGGACAGCCAAGTCAGTTATTTATCCCGTCTGACCGCGCAAGTTTCGTACATATGATCATCTAAATCTATCGAGGTTTCTTTGGGCCTTTGGTTGAGCCTTTTGTAGAACCACTATTTCCACCCTTGGGCTTTGGTGTTTTCTTTCCCATGATTAACCTCCTTTCTTATTAGATTTATCCGCGTCGTCCATGAGCCGTTCTACCAGGTCCTCGGCGAGGGTGCATACCTCTACGAATCCGGCAGCGACGACCTTTTAGCATAACCTGGTTACGCCGTCGGTTCTTCACCGAGTTACCATTTGTATTACGTGACATGTTTATTTTCTCCTGGTTTCTTTTTCTGTTTCTTCTTATTGATTTGCCGGATCTTCTTTATGAAGTTTGTTCGAACTTTTGGGGATGGTCCGGAAGGCATCGGATGTACTTTACCATTGCCTTTTGTCTTTGGAACTTGGGTCTTCTTGGATGTACCGGTCATGATTTTTTTCTCCACTGACTATCGATCCACACAACAAAGCGACCAAGACGAATTCCACGTGATTTGGTGGGACGATCTTCTTTTTTTGTGTGCTGCCACATAAGAACAACGAAGGCTATCTGAATTTCCCAGTAGAAACGACCTTTGTATAGCAGTTGATTTTTCATAACATGTTCTACCTAGATCTTGGGAGCTCAGACGTGATTGGTGTCTTTTGCATCTTTATTGATTTGACATAGGTATCCCCATGAAAATAAGGATAGGATTGACGGAGAAGGCTCAGAAACCCAATAGTAACCCTAGAGTTATGAATGCAAGCACCGGCAATATAATAATGTTTTGCCGGATGTTTTGGATCTCCATGTGTTTCATTACATACAGGCATGATTTGTTTTCTCCTTTCAAGAGAATATACCGACAGAGCAGGCTACCACCTTCTCTTTTGGCTATCGGGTAAAAAAGAAAAGATAAAGGTCCATGTTTCCATGAACCCCTATCTAGCCAACTTACTCAGCAGATTTTGTTGTCATCTCTTCGATGAGTGCCTTTGTGCCTGCAATGGCAACGAAGGTTACGACCTTTACCGCTGTGGTAACCACTAACATGGTTACAACTTGGGTTGCGATCTCTCTTGCGTTGTCTTTGAAAGCCTGACTGGTCACTTTGTTCTTAAATGATTCTAACATTTTGATCTCCTTATGATTGATTTGGTTTCATTATAGGAGTTGTAAATTCTGCGAGCTGATCAAGGTTTCATAAGCTCCTTGGATAAATATACGGCTGCGGCGGCTATATAGTCTTCACTGCTCATTCTGGTTGACAGTAGTTCGTCTAATGACACACTATATGTTGCTGTATAAACCGGATAATGTGTCTGTGCAATAGCAACTAAGAGTTTTTTATTTCCACTTAGACCGAGAACAACTGATGCTGGAACTCTAATTGCTTTTTCCAACCGCTCGATCAGGGAGAACGAACCTATCATCTGTGAGGGTCCTTCTGGGGCTTCCATTGTTTATCTCCTAAATATGATGTGGACTAACGTAGTATTCTATAACGAGACATGGCTCGTCGTCTGAGGCTAACTTTGTTGTATACTTAAGTTCCATCAAGTTTCTCTCAGCAATCCAACCCATCTCATCTCCTAGTTCTATTGGATCTAGCTCAATAATATCATAGAACTCGTTGATACCAAGCCACCCCTCTCTTAGCAATTTTTGGTTAAATATGTTTTCAGCTTTGCGGAGTTCTTCCGCATCGCTTCTAAAATATCTTGCCGAGAAGGAATCAAAGCATAGGAAAGATCCTTTTCCAGTTAAGATAACAGTCTTTTCGTCCATAGGCTTTTTGTTAAGCTTTTCCTGGGCGATCTCCCCGCGGATTTTTTCCTCTTTCGCAGGTCCAACTTGCTCTACAACCTTTGCTTGGTATTCTTTGAGCGCCTGCTCCGTAAGTGAAAATAGACTAACCAGAGCAGCATTGCGTCGTAATGAAATATGATTCGCACCCACGATACATCCGATCGTAATTAGACCCATCGCTGTAGTTGGAATATAACATTTCCACGTTAGAGAAATCGCGTCGTTTACTTCGATAGGAAGTTCGTAGTTTGGATCGTGTACTTCTTCGTCTCTATACATCTTTTCCTGAGCTAGGATCATCATTGCTCTCGGTGTTGCTTTTACTGCTAAAACAACCGTTCCAATTAAACCAACGACACCCAGACTAGTTAAGATGGTTGGTGAGTTTCTTGCAATACTCTTCCCAAGCTGTCTAGTGGTTGATATAATAGCATTAGTTTGCATAGAGACCTTCTACTTTCTTGTTTGTTTTCGCTTGTTTTGTTTGCCACTTTTTTGGATTTCCAAAGTGATACCGTCGATACTGTGCGGGTGAGATAGGAAGAACTTGACGTGATAGGAAGGTTGGATTGACCACATGGGTTGCACCTTTTCTCGTCTTTCCTAATTGAGAGCTATGAACTCTATGTGGTACAGCATCAAGATTCAGATTGGGAAATATAGAAGAAAGAACAGCAAACGATTTGGCTAATTCGCTAACCGACTTCGATAGCTTTGTAAAGCTCTTTCCTAAAGCTTCCGGATCTTCCAAATAACTTTTGTCTTCAGGTGGGTTTTGTTGTGGATCGTTCATTGGTTACTCCTTTTTCTTTGAGAAGAATAAAAAGTTAATTCCTCTAAATATGATACTTCCGACGGATGACCCAGGTCTAACGTTAACCTGTGCCCTTGAGTACTTCCTAAAAACATCAATTTCGACAACGTTCGGCTCTCCGTTCTTTCTAAATAGAAGATTGCCACCAAGAGCATTTACCTGTTTGGTGTCTTTTTTTCTTAGAGCATCCAACAGAGCATCATGATCGTCCATCAATGTGTTCCTTTCTATATGGTGACTTAAAAGACATTAACGTTGGTTTCTCGTCCGTACGGTTCTCAAAAATCTCGTAATATAACTCAGACGGTTTAAAGTTCGTTCCCCGAACCCATCCGTAATCTTCTATGGAATCAGCCACATTCTTTCTTAATTCCTTTGCTGCTTGTATTGGCGTTCGTTTGGGATCGACAAATATCATTACTTTTTCCATTATTGGTATACTACTGAATGGAACTCCAATTGTTACATAAACAATATCACCATCTTCTTCTAACATTGTGTGTCTCCTTTCAAGATAACACTAACAGTTTAATATGAGTCCTATATAACAGTTAATTGCTGATAACAGTATAACTATCCCATATAGGATGAGAATAATAACGGCTACAATAATGATCCAAATAGCAATTTGAGGATCGATTATACATATTATAATAAATATAAGAGCCAGGACCGCGAAAAGTAATGGAGTCATTACGCTTTTTTCCATTCCCATTTATCATCTTTCCACTCGTAATTTGGAAAGGCGCTATCGTTATCTGCAACTCCACGAAGCACCACTTCAATTGGCCCTATAATATTTGACAGGAGATCAACTATAGCAAAAGACTTGAACTCCATTATTATTTTGCTTCCGTTTCTGAAATATATCGTAATTGGTTGTTTCATTGCAAAAATACTTGCCATTGTGGTTTTCTCCTTTCAAGAGAATAGAACTCGTTTGTTTTTATAAAATATGGTACCCACATTAGTACCTAGTGATTTAACCAGAGTAAACCGAACCTCATATCCAAATTTACTTTCAAACTCTTCAGCTTTCTTTTGGTCCGGACTGGAGTTGTTGGCAAGAAATAGATCTCCGGCCAGTCTACCAGCTAGATCGTCCTTACCATCGTCAAGTGCTTTGATAAGTCTATCCATCTCGTCCATTGTGCGTTCTCCTTTCAAGAGAATAAAAATATAATGAAAGGTTATAAACCTGATTTCTCAGTGCTTGCCTACTCATTCGGCGAAGCCATTATAACTCTTTCATTATAGGAGTTGTAAATCCTGCGAGCTCTAACTATAAATAGACACGATCCACCATACCATAACACCAACGATTGTTACGCCAGTTGTAAGGACGATTAGGCTTATTGCCTTAGTGTTACGAGGTTTGAAATCGTATTCAAGATATGTACCACCGAATCTAACCTTTGAATTCTGTGCTGAGTTGTTCATTTGATATCTCCTTTTAAATAAAAAAATTATAGAAAGATGCCTCCAAGTTTTTCTCTCCATTCCGGCAATCCCTTATGGGATACTTTTATATCTTTCGTTATAGGGTGTGTAATTTCTGCGACCTTTTACCAAATATCACCCCCAGGCAATTTTTTAAAGTTGATGTTTGCTTTGCGGAAAAGAAAAGAAGCCTTGTTTTTTGACTTCTAATCTTTCTACCTATCTTACATTGGTTTTACCTTGGTCTAAACAGACCCGTAAACGCCTTGGATACAATTGTTCCGCTTCTTTCGAAGTTCAGCACCAATAGGATTCCGATAATATTCGCGGCTACAGATAGAACTGTGTCGATACTTGGTGCACTTGGGTTTTTAACTCCCCGAGCTTCACATAGTACTTTTAGGTTCTCTACTGTTTTGCGATACTCTTCCGAATCTCTATCGAGTCCTGATAACTCTTCTAGAACGGCCTCAACTTCCTTGTCGAACGAATTGTGTGTAAACATTGGTTCTCCTTATGATTGATTTGGTTTCATTATAGGAGTTGTATTTGGTGCGAATAGGTAAAAAGAGGAGCCCTGAAATATCAAGGCCCCTCAATCACTAACTGCAAAGATCTAGTTATGATTTATTATAAGATGCGGAACTGATTTGCAGTATTGTACCAAGGAATAGAACGATCGCAGCAATTGTTCCAGGAATTTCCTCTGCATAGGGGAAACCCCAGATCTTCGCCAATGCTGCATAAAGAACTGCAACTGCGGGAAGAGCGAGTTGTGCAAGGAACTTCAGTACGTCGTATACTTTGTTTGTAAGTTGGAATTTCATTTTGTGTTCTCCTAGTTATTTCTGAATTAGATCGTCCGCAGTAATATGCGGTCGTGTGACTCGATCGAGTAATATGTTATTAATCGCCTGCATACTTGACAGGGTGTTTGTCATTTGACTAATAACAGTGGCCATATGGTCGTCATGCCGTCGGATCTCAACTTCAACGTTTGTTGTTTTTTGCGTTAAAAGAATTAGATTCTTTGCAACCGTTTCGTTTGCAATAACCCTCCGTTCTTCTAAATCAAGCAGTTTAAGATCTGACTCTCGCCTAAGCATTCTGTTTTCTTCTTTTTCGGCCTGAACGGCTGGCCAATATTTATCTTTTATAAAAGGAATAACGTCCGTCAGTAAAATATAAATGATTAAACCAGCCCAAGAGCCATATTGTTCAAGGAACTCAACAATTGACATAAGCTATGTTTTGTCTCCTTTCTGGATATTAAATTTCATATGATCCATCGGCTGTGTACGTTAATACAGTATAATCTCCATCAACAGCTACATCTGGTGAACCAGTTACTATTCCGGTGTATTTTTCTGTCAATAGTCGGAGAATAACAACTCCATCGCTTCCGTTACCACCTTTAGCACCAGTATTGCCGACGCCGCCACCCCCACCAGCGCCTCTATTTGCTACTGCATTACCAGCAGTACCCGCACCATCGGCTCCGTTACCACCTATACCATTTCCACCAACTCCGTGAATACCTGTAGCTGAGTCTTTAATACCACCACCGCCACCAGAACCATAATATAATGCAGTTCCTGTAATCACCAATAATATACCAGTTCCTCCATCGCCACCGTCGTCACCATTGCCAGCTTCCCCAACACCACCGGCTCCACCACCACCCCCACCACCGTATGGTCCTAAACTATTACCATATCCACCAGCGTAACCTTGGCCGGATACGCCCGATCCACCAGGTTTACCATTAGTTCCGTCATTACCACCCCCACCACCAGAACCACCACCTACTCCGGAACTATTCATACCCCCACCACCGCCACCATAAGCGATTAGCGAATCTATATAACTGTTACCACCATTTCCACCAACAGTGCCAATACCACCAAGGCCTTTACTACCAACTCCGATAGTTAACACAGTTCCAGGAGCATAACCTAGGAATGTGTCGGTCAATAGGCCCCCACCACCGCCACCACCATCAGATCGTCCATTTATACCACCCGTGTTAGTACCACCACCCCCACCGCCACCACCAGCAACTATTAAATATTCTATATCAACTGATGGTGGTAGCCACGCACCAAATAAATCAACGAGCCCAGGGTTTCTAGGTCGGCGTCTCGTTCTCACACTACCATTTATATCAGGCATTTAGTCCTCCTATGCTGTGTATGACCCGTTTGCAGTAAACTTAACAACTGTATAGTCACCGTCAACGGTTACTGTAGGAGAACCCGTAACTAAACCAGAATAATCCTCAGTCAACATTCTTAATATAACAACGCCAGATCCACCAGAGCAACCGCCGCCACCACCCCCACCTTTGTTGGCTGTACCATTCTTTCCAGATAATAGGTTGGTAGCACCTGTTCCACCACCACCAGAACCACCTGAGCCACCTACACCATTTCCTTCATTAGCACCACAACCACCGCCACCGCCACCACAATAGTAAGCGTTGACTCCGGTTATGTTCGATACAGCTCCAGCTCCACCATTAGCACCTCTTGGTATGGAGTAACCAGCATTTGCACCCTGTGCTCCAGCTCCACCTCCACCCCCACCATTCCAGAAACCAGGTGCAGAATATAACTCACCAGCAGTACCCCCATCATTACCTTGCCCAACGGTGCCTGCACCTCCGGGATTTCCAGTTCCATCGTCAGGATATATGGCTCCCCCACCACCGCCAGAGCCACCGGGGTATCCAGCAGAATTTGTGTTTCCACTAGCACCACCTCTACCACCACCTTCGGCAACAACTGTTCCTAGTGAACTGTCCTCTCCTTTTTGTGCTACTAGTCCTCCATCACCAACTACGGCATTATATAGTTCTCCTATAGTTAAGGACATAGTACCCGTTAAAAGACCACCACCTCCACCTCCACCAGCCCCATATGATGGAGGATTGCCACCAGAACCAGCAGCACCGCCTCCCCCACCAGCAGCAACTAGGTAGTCTATGTCATATACTGGTGATACATATACGGATTGTTCAACATCGTCTATTGGCCCGGGAAGCCGTGTTATGCCTCGTTTAACATCACCAACTGTCATGGTCTAGTTTGTGATTCTATTGACCCAGCCGGAAATACAAGCCACATCGGCTACGTCAGCAAAGGCCCGAACGACCTGACTATTATTTAATATGAATCCCGGGATTATTAAATATAAACCAGTCTTTGATGGTACGGACAGTTGAATTAGATCATTTGGAACGGTTACCCCACCAAACTCCAATGTTAATGAAATGGCGTCCGTATGATTATTTGTAACATATAACCAAACTTCGTCCATATCAACACTACCACTCACAGCGGTGTGTATTAATGTTCCTGGTGTAGCTGTTTCCTCAATTAGTATCTGTTTTCCATCAACAGAACCAGAAAGCCTTCTCTTAGAATATGCGGACATAATATGTCTCCTTTATGAAAATACTTGAACTTCTAACACAGCAGCACCACCTGTTGACGCGCCAGAGTTAGGAAAGGTTACGTGTGGACACAAATATGATCCAACTAACTTGGTTATATCTGCATCTAAAATCTCTGTTGCATTAGCTGCTACTGCAATTAAAGCCAATGGATATTGATGAACTTCCGCTGTTTGAATTAAGTCTGGTTCAACTGGAACCGAATACGGGTCACCAGATATAATTTTAATTGTGTTTTCTCGAACGGAATCAGAAGCATCAACCTCAAGAACCACATAATCCAATCTAGGATATATGATATCTGCTGCTGGTACAGTTAAAACCAAAACTGCATCGTTCAGGGTCCATGTATGATCAAACCATGCTTTTCCCTTTGCGACATTAATGTCCATACCAGAATTTTCGCTAACTTCTAATGCATCTTCAAAGTCCTCGAATACTCCATCTATTAGAACCCCATCAAATAAACTCGATAACTGAATTGCATCATATACTCTATCTCCAGCTACAGAGTTATAAAAACCAAAAGTTATGGCCATAGATCAACTCCTCATTATTTATTTTGTTGAATCAAAAGTAGGATATACACTCCTACCAGCTATATTTTCAGAAAATACAACTTCTGTTACACGAGTTTTTCCAGTCAAATTGTATTCGTTTTTCATTTGGACTATATCACCAATAAAGAAATCGACACCATATACGTATGTTGTTGTTGGATCTAACTTTCCGTCAAAGGCTGATACTGCTTGATTATCTGTTAACTCTCGTATACCTCTATTTGTAAGAAGTGTCAGGTAGTCTTCTTCCGAAAGTATTTCCCCATCAATTGAACTTGCTAGATCGCTGGCGTCGGTATACATTTCTCTTCTCGAGAGACCTGTTCCACCACCACCAGGAAGCATAACAGAAAGTATCGTTTGATCTGCTCCCTCTCCCTCACCACCAACTATTGTTGCTGTCTTTCTTGGTATCTTTGAATAGTAATATGTGGTATTGGATAAGTTGTCCAGACTTGGGGAAAATGATACAAATGGGTTATCAACCTGATCAAACGAACGATCTTTTCCATTATACAAAGAAAACTCAAACTCATTGTCTTCTGTTAATATAACTTGAAAACCAATCTCGTTATACGTACATAGAGCTTCGATAACATCATACAAGTTGTCTCCAAAAAATTGTTCATCAACAGATAACGCCTCTACTCCTGGATCGGAAGATTCTTTAAATATAAAATTAGTAATCTTTCTATCTGGATCTTCTGGATCTATAACGTTATCTAAAAGCAAAGAGCGTATTGCAGATTGAAAACCACCGCTTAATGTTGTCTGCTTTGTTAAGATTCTTCGATCCAGTATTGACTCCAGAGATCTTCCAGACACAAGCATTTTATCCCCAGTTTCGATGTTAGTTTTTAATTCGATAGATTCTATTATCATGGTATGAATTGAGTCCGGTATCGTTAGGTAGTAGTCTTCTTTTAAGCTTTCAATGAGTTTTATTGATGGCTTGTTTGCTATCTCAAAATCTCCTCTACGATAGTATCGATCCGTCCATATAAATGAATCAAGAGCATCAACTATTTCTATTTTACTAAAATTAGTGTCTAAAACAGTTATCTCCATTTATATACCCTCGAACAACTCTTCGTACTCTATTCTAAACTGGAGGTTGTTATCACCATAATCTGTTGAATAGTAAAAAGTATTATCTCCTCGATCCAACTCCATCCATGTTGTATCTTTTCCGAGAGCGTTTAGTATGTTTATTTCGTTTCCATCTCTGTATAGTAACGCTCGTTTGTTTCCCTTTATTGTTGAAATATAAACTTCATCACCAGCATCAAGACTAGAACCAGTTAGTGTCTCTATAACATCAGCATCAAGAGACATCACATCTCCTGTTTCAAGCTTATATATAGTAAATGAACCAACAGCCCCACTTATAAGAATATGCATTTGAAATCCTACAGGAACATCCCCATCGTAATATACATTCTTCGTTGGAGTGGTTAATAAATTACCAAATATGATTAGCTTTTCAACAAGAGACTCATTAGAGAATGGAAAAGTGAATGACGAAACCACGCTACTAAAATTTATTACCTGATCCTCTAGAGAGGTGAAGAACGATTCAGGACAAAGTATTGATATCAACGTTGATTCTTCTTTGCTAAATATATCTATTTCGTTTGATTCGATTCGTCCATATGTTTGAACCGTTTTTGTATCCGTTTCAACAACCACTTTAACCTCGTTTTTAAGAGGAAAATATTTATATAGAGTGTGCCTTGAGTCTTCGATTGTTGGATTCGTAAGAAGACCAATACTCATAATAATGTTTCTTGTATTTAATCTTGCCGAATTGAATCTTCCACCATCTAACGATAAAGATTCCGTCATGTTTATCGTAGCCTTGACCGGATCAAGACCATCTACACTTTTGATGAAGAACCCAGATTTCTCTGGGCTCCTCAACGTAAATGTCAACGATTGTCCGTAAGAATTGGTAACCTTAATTGTTTTTATCATTTAACACCTGCCAATCCTTTCAGTTGTCGTAATTGATTTTTGGTCGCTCTATAAATATCGATACGACTCAGTTCTTTTGGAGAAGTGTTGTATTGCGTGAAGCTAATGTTGCTTCCAGGTATAACCTCTCCAGTCGAATTAGTTAATTCGGAACCAACCACATTCTTGCTTTGTAATGCGGCAATGGCACCTACTTGTTTTACACCAGTTTCAATGCTGGGAGAAATCCCATTAACAATTGATTCTATTTTATTAGAACCACTGACAACATCTGTTAAGTCCATAACTGGACGTATTGATGGGTTCAAATCCATTTCTGAATTTATTGACTCAGCAAGATCGGATATTGTGCTTCTAAACGCCGTCTTTGTTCCATCACCCAACTCTGTAACGGCAGAATATACCTTACCTCCGAATTTATGCAGACCACCAACAAGACCGGCAATTATGTATCCACTCTGAGCTACAAATTCTTTCGATGGTGAATTACTATCTACTGATTCTGCAAATGTAGCTATAACATCTTTTCCTAGCTGGAATATAGCCGCAAATAACTCGCCGGAACCCTCGGTCAAACCTTTAATTACGCCAGAGACTATGGATTTACCAAGATGTCTCATCGACTCTAATAATCTGGGAATGTTTTCCTCAGCAGAATCTGCTAGCCCATCAATGAATGCAATAATAGCATCGTATCCAGCATCCACAAGAGTTGGGGTTTCTTGTCCCCATATACGAAGAAATGTATCGACAATACCAATAACAACTATAACAATATCCTCGATATTATCTTCTATTCCTTGTAGAAGAGCCAACAGAATTTCATACCCAGCCTGAATTATATCAGGAAGAGCTTCAACCAAACCATCAATAAGTTTGCTGACTAACAGTAATATGGCTTCTACAGCTTTTGGTATAACTTGGACCAACCCATCAACAATCATCAATAAGATCTTGACAACTGCATCTAGTAGAACTGGCGCACCTTCCGCTATAGTTCCAATAAGAGATATGAGCGCTTTTCCTAGCTGTTTTGCTATCAATGGCAACAAACTAACAATACCAGTTATTATAGCAACCAACGAGGTTACACCCGCAGCTCCAGCAGCAGCTATAGCAGTTAAACCAATAGATAAAGCTAATACACCTGCTCCAGCAGCCAATGATGCTACACCAATAAGTAGTAGTGCCACGGAAAGACCCAATAAGGAAGGAATTAATGGAGTAAGTAAACTTGCGGCAACACCTAATACGGTTAATACGCCAACGATTGCCAACAAACTTAGTCCTATCTCTTCAAGAGACATATCCCCTAGAGTCTTCAAAGCTACAGCTAATATCGCTAAAGCTCCCGCAGCTATAATTAATGATGCCGCACCACCAATTAATCCTGTCATGGCACTCATTGCAACACCAAGAATTAATAGTGAACCAGCAACAGCAGCTAAACCAATGGCAAGTTGTTCCCAAGATAATCCACCAAGGGTCTTCAATGCTATGGCTAGAATCACAAGTGCCCCAGAAACAACCAATAGTGCTGCGCTAGTAACGAGCATATCGGGTGGCATAAGATTCATTGCCCCTGCTATGATAAGTAGAGCAGATGCTATTCCAACCAAACCTTGTGTTAATTTCTCGAGTGGAATTGAACCAATTAAGAATATAGCACCAGTTAGTGCAAGTAGCGCATTCGCTAATACTAACATTCCAACTGAGATAAGAATCATAGATTTAGAGTCGCCAGCAACTTTCATAAATATAGTCATTTCAGCTAGTAGAGCCGCAATACCCAAAAGCCCCTGTATCATTGTCTTAGTGTCCATCTTGCCCATACTCTTAACTGCCTGAGCCATGATGAGAAGACTTGTGGCAATTATGCCCATACTAATAGCCGCACTAATCAAGCCACCAGGATTTGACATGGTGTTTGTCATTTTCTTCATTGCGGCCATAAGAAATGTTATACCAACTATAGACCTAACAAGTTCATCTGGATTAAGTTTTGCCAAAACGAATATAGCCCCAGACAATATTAAAAGTGCTCCAGATATAGCTATCAAACTTCCCGCTGCGGTGGCTAAACCAAAACCACCAGATGAGTTACTGAATACTGACATGGCTCCGAATAACTCTACAAACAACGTAGTTAATGCCGCTATAGCTGATAGTAACTTTCCAGTTTCTATAGATGATATCAAAAGTAATGATACCGCCAAAACGCCAATAGCGAGAGCGATGTTTAGTATTGTTTTTGCTTGTAATGATTGCTGCCAAGCTTTTAAACTATCACCAACACCATCTAGTATGTCTGCAATGCTATCCAAGGCACTAGATCCCTTATTTAAAAAGGTCCGTAAACCAAGTAACAGTGCAGCAAATAGACCCTCGTTTAAGAAGGCAAATGCTTTCTCCGGATCAAAGTCACCTATAAAGTCTGACAACTTATCTAGAATCACATTCAAACTATCTCCGATTATACTTCCCAATTTAGAGAAGATTGGCGCAATCTTTCGTATTGTTAGTGCAGTTAGAGCAAGTATCTTACCCAGTATAGTTATTACGCCCTTTAGTGGTTTGAACCTATCTCCAAGTTGTTTGAAGAATTCGGATAATTTAGAACCATCAAAACCCTTTATAGACTTTGTCGTTTCAATAATACCAAGAACAAAGTCCTTTATCATTTGTATATAGGGCTCTATAAACTGTACTCCTCGTCTTATCGCTCCAGTAAAAGCATCGGTGCGCTTTATCGTGTCTCTTAGTCCAACTATATAGTCTGCTAGCTTTAAAGCGAGATCACCAACATAGGACGTGATTGGTTTTATTGCAGAAGAAAAACCGAAGAGAGATTTGACTATAGATACAACAAACATTCTACCTATGTCAAGAAGCGCGAAAAAGCCCTTAAACACTCTTTTTACCTTATCTGCCTGTTCTGCTCCCATTTTGAATTTTTCTGAGATGTTCTTTAAACTGATCGATAAAGCAGCCAACTGCTCTCCAGTTATTGGAGGAAAGATCTCTTTCATTGCATCGGATACAGGTTTTATTACAGATAGAATGCCATTCAGGCTGTTTCTTACAACATCTAATAGTGCTGTTCGCCCACCTAGGTCTTTCCATACCTTTATAATCGCATTCCTAGCATCTGCATTAGATCCAATAAGTCCTCCGAACAGATCACTCAGCTCTGTGATGAAAACCTTGGCCTCGTCGAAGTTACCAATTATTTGTTCCCAGGTCTCTGCCCAACCGGATTGTGCTGCTTCTTTCAGTGTATCATTCAACTGAGTGAAAGTTTTTACATCCTGAGCAGCAGCAATTGCTTTCTTACCAATTTCCGTTTCGGAGTCAGAGTATCTGTTCAATGTTGAAATCAATACTTCTGTTGATAACCACTGATCCGTTAATGCTTCGTTGAATCCTCGAGTTGCTGATAATGTTTTTCCTTCTAAAGTCGAGTATAATCCATCTCCAGCATCCGTTAATGTTCCTATGGCAACCGCAGAGTCGATTAGTTGTTGCTTAAACTCAACCGTACCCATGTTAGCTAACTCGATAGACTTCCAGTCGATTAGTTTGACGTAACCGGCCGATAATGCCTGTGCAAAGTTGTACATGGCTCGTGATGCTTCCATAGCATTAGATCCAGATACAGCCGCTACATTGGCCACACCCTGAATTGCCTTTACCGATTGATCTAATGAAATACCAGCATTTGTGAATTTACCAATATTCGTGGTCATATCAGAGAAGGAATAAATGGTTTTGTCAGCGTAAGTGTTCAACTCATTTAGGTATCCTGTTACTGTCTGTAGAGATTCACCAGTACCAGCCATAATCGTTTGTACACTGTTTAGTTTTAACTCATACTCTGAAAAACCACTGGCTATTGGATCTATGGCAAACGTTCGTACCAACTGTTCGCCCATTTGTAACAATTTAGTTGTTATGTTGCTGATAATAGTAATACCAGCAATACCCATGATACTAAATCTACTTTTGATGTCCTCAAGGGCCTGTGCCATTGGACCAAAACTAACTTTTCCTATGGCTCTATCGATGTTCTCTAATCCTTTTGTACTATCGGCAAAATTTAACCCCTTATTCAATGAAGATATGTCCTTTAGAGTGTTATCAACGCCTTTGCTAAATTTTTCGTTCTGAAAATCCATTTGAACAATTCTGTTATCAATTGTGTTACTCATAAGGAATTAACCTCCTTCCGAATATCATCGAGAATCTTATCAAATATAGGTTGTATCGCGGGATTCACAATATCTCGTCCCTGTACATATGAACCGCCTCTGGTACCATGACCATACTGAATAAGAATAACTATTGGAATATCACCAACTACATTCGTGTTATGCCAACTAAGAGTGTACCCAGATCTTGATCTCTTTACTTCATATGACCAAGAAGCTTGAGTTAAACCGCTATCGACTGGTGTCACCAACTGTAGTTGTTCTACACCAATAGCGCCATACCTTTCTAATATATCTTTAAAACTAGACCCTTTTAAAGCATTAAGAAAAGCGTTGGTCTGTTTGAAGCTACCTATTTGTTTAAAAACTATTGCCATAACTCCTCCTAACCATTAGTGTTTAGCTTTGCTCTCCTTGCATCGTTCAGGGCTTTGTTTTGTCTTAGAATATCTTTTCTACTTCTCTTCGTGGTCTTTTGGCTCTTTATTGTACATACACGAATAAGTGTTAATAGTTTATTTAAATGCCATTTTTGACATTCAAACGGTATTTGGAAATTTATCATCCAAAAATATATAAGTTCAGCAGTAACAATTTCCCTGCTATTTCCACCCTTATCGTCTCTAAATGTTGTCGCAGTCATGCTATCTTTTATGTACTCTGTAACTTGATCTATGATGTTCTGTTTTATGTTACTATACAACATTGGATCTACATTCTGCGTAATTGTCATATGTCTTATGTAATCGAGTGTTTCTTCGTCTGTTTTGTTTTCTTTTGTTAGAAAGGGTTTTTTCCAAACCGATTCCCATTTACTGACAGAGACGAGAGAATGTTCGAGCATTAATGTTGTATCTTCTTTATTAATAAAAATTTGCTTTTCTTCATCCCACAGTTCTTCACCAGGAATTGTAATTTTTAACATTCTCTCGCCTCTTAATCTTTTATTTCAAATTTTGAAGACTCTGTTTGTTAACAGCATCTGAAATTTCCTTCGCCTGATCGGCTGGTACCTTTGGAATGACGCCATTCATGAATTCCGATGCCAAATTTGCATCCTCAAAGAAACTCATGATTAGAACATCAAACGCATCCGTTTGAGAAAAGGCTGTCGACAGCTCTTCGCTCTTAACAAAACGAAGTCCATCTGGCGACTTTTCACCATATGATTTAAGCACAATCATCTTAAAGATGGTGAAGATCTCTCGTGAGTCTTGAGAGTCTATAACCGCTTTAATGTGCTTAACCAACCCACCTTGTTCACTTAACTCCATCTCGGTTACCTCGGTCTTGGTGAGATTGAAATAGAAGTCTTTTTGGCGTTCAACGCCATTATAGTCTGTAAATGCAATAGTCTTTTTTAACATGTTGCTTTCTCCTTAACAAGAATTAATGAAGACCCTACACATAAGCATAGGGTCCTCACGTTTTACTGCCATTTTGAATTTTTTATGGAGTCATCAAGGCGATGACATCGTCCGGAAGAGGCAGCGCTGCCGGTGTTGGGCCACTATCATCACCATAGAGTAGAGACTCTAAAGCGGCGAGTGATGTGGGATCTGCTGTTCGTGAATCAATGGTGATCAATGCGGTCGGTTTAAATCCAGTAACCAATTCAGGTACTGTATCCACAGACCAACTAAATGTGATAGCATCAGGGTTATCGTTGATTGTACTGAACGCTTTCTCGCTAGGAGAAGCAGTACAACCATATAGAAGATGAAGCTTATAACCAAGATCGTTACCATCAACATCATTACCAACGTTGGTTCGATAGCACAAGCCAAAGGTTTGTCGACCCTGTTGTCCAAGGTTTACACCATCAGCAGCTTCTTCAGAACCATCACACACGCCAAATTCATCCGGGTATGTGTATGCTTCGATTGTTACTTTCAATGTTTCCGTCGAAAGCAAATTCAAGTACTTAATGTTATCGGCATAAAGTGGAGTTGATTCTGCTCCTTCTGGACTTTCTGTTACACCAACAAGACCGTTCCAAGCATACCCTGCTGGATAAGATCCGTCAGCAATACGAGGATAAAGAACCCCGTGATCTACGCCGGTTTCATAAAACCGTTCGCCTGCTACATCCCAGGTGATTAATTGAGTCATGTTATTGCTCCTTATTATTAGTATATTAAACTAAATACGTCATGGTTTAGTTGATCAGACTTAAACGCTCTATCGTGCGAGCACCTAGGTAGTTTCGATACCTGTAACGGAATCAAACTGTCTGGATCTTCGTCCATGACGGTAACTGTGTACTTATTTTCGTGTTTATACGGTATATTGTCTGCACTATCTGACAATATTCGACTTCTCTCGTATACTATGCAAGGGTAGGATAATTGAAAGCCAGAAGGCGGTTGAAAATACACATTCGAGCTTCCCAACACTGTCGTCAATAATGTATGAAGTTCTAATCTAGTGCCCATTATAAACGCCTCCTAACGTAAGTACAAGACGAGGTCTCTCATGTTCAATGCTTGTTACTTTCCAAGAGACCCCGTCAAATTTTGCATACTTTATCGAGGATAAATTTGTAAAGGCAAATTGATCTGCGGCTATTTTAACCCGAGAGTTCAAGACCACATCGTCATTTAGGTGTTCACTAACGTTGTGATTCTGAGCAAGTCGTATTAATTCGCCCGTATACTCACGCTCTGTTATCTCCTCTTTCCATACCCCTGGAGCTGTCTCTACAGATGTAGAGAACCCAACAAAACCGTGAAACTTTGCCATTATATACTACCTACTAGGCGGTCTTACGTTCGATAACCAGAGCGCTCTTGGGATTCAAGAGGGAACCAGAAACACGAGTTTCGATCAGGTATTTCTGTTGGTTATAGTCAATGTCGAAATCGTCAAACATATTAACTTCGCCACCGCGGTCTGCACCATAGGTGTAATCGTGAGGATTTACCATAATGCCAAGAAGATCAGCAGTAAATGGAGCAGCATCGTCACGCTGAACGCCTTCCAGAACTTCAACTTCAATGATTGAAGCAACACGAAGATCGTTGGCCAATTCATCAACTGATTTGTAGATGCGGCGATTTGTCGTATCTTTCAACAGAAGCATACCGGTCAAAACTGCGTTTGTTGTATAAAGATTGGGTGTCCCAGTACCTTTATAATTTACGCGAGCAAGCTGGATCGCTTCAATAATATCAAGATAGTCTGTCACTGCGGCTTCAAGAGTCAGATAATGAACAAACTGTGAGACATCACCATAGATCGGGCGAATTGCTGATGGATCAATGGCATCATCATCTACACCAAATGTTCGCTGATCACCAACCAACGCTGCGCGAGCAAGTTCTTCATCGAGCATGAAGCGCATTTCGCGTTTCATCCAAGTAACGACATTGAAGTCAGTAATATCGACAATATCGTCGCGATCAAGTTTCTGTTTCTTATAAACAGTTGTGGGTGTGGTGACCCTTTTAAGAACGGCAAACACTTGTTCAACCTTTTCTTCTCCGGTGATATAACCCTTTGCACGTGCAGCATCCGGGGTCAGATCTGCCCAGACTTTCTTGAGGCGTGAGAACGGTGAGTGTTTTGTTGCTGACATCCAACCAGACACCCAGCCCATTCGGCGAGTTTCAAACGAGGGTTCGCCATCTACCAGGTGTGCATCGGGGAATAGGTAATCAATATCATCGATTCCATAGGTTCCTGCATGAGCGAGGAACGACTCTTTCAAAGAGCCAAGTTTCTGCGCATCGGCAAAGATCTCGGCCATCTGATCGTGAGTCAGGGTAGGACGAACCTTTTCATCCTTAGACTCAAATACATTGCTTTTCATAACGGTTTCTCCTTCTGTTTCATCATCTTCATCTGTATCGGATTGAGATAAATCGCCACTCTTTGATTCGGCAATAGCCTGAGCGACAATGGCATACAATACTTTCTGTTGTCTATCGGTCATCGATTTGATAACGTCATCAACTGTTTCTTCCCCATCAGCAGAATCTGCGTGGGATACGCTTTCGGTTGAATCTTTTTCTGTATCGTCGAGCGTTGCATCGGTGAAGATAATAACCTCATCTTCCGATTCATTTTCAGTACCATCACCATGTCGAATGGTAACGTTCTCGATCAATGCGCCAGGATTAGCACCAGCCAATACCAGACTAAGCTCTTTGATTGAACCAGAGTGAACCAACTTGTTTTTCTGCACTAATTGATTTGCAAATATTGACATTGCTGTAATATCTTTATGTTCAAGAAGCGCTTTTGCCTGAATGCCAGCGGCAGTATTGTTTAGATACCCATAAGCATAAAGGCCTTCGTCCCTGTGCTCTAACACTGCATATCCAAGAACATTATTTGGATCTGTGTGTAGGTGCTGCCATACCAACGGAACCTTTAGACCATCATGATGTTTAAAGGCACCGGGAGCAATAGTGCGGCCATCAGAGCAGAGAGTATTGTACTTAGTGGCGAAACCACTAAAATCAAACGTACCTTTTTCTCTTGCCATCTTTATTCTCCTTTTTTCTTTGTAACCGAATTAAATTCATTGGTTACGTTCATAGATTCTTGTGTTGCGGCTGGATCTGTAGCCTGTTGATCCGTAGCTTGATTAATGTTTCTATTGCGAAGTTCATCCGCCTTTTTATCCTTACTTGGTGTCCAACCAATTACAGCTCGCAAGTCATTTGGTGATGCAATTTCATTACGTGTAAGTTTATCAGAAAGTTCCGCTAATCTTTCAGGAGTTACAATTGCAAATAGATCTCTGAAATGTACAACGGCCTGACCTTGTGTTTGGGCTGTCTTTGTAAGAAACTTCCTTGTCATTTCACCAGTAATAGCTTTAGCTATTGGTTTCACTGTGCGGTTATAATAGTTAATCAATTCGTTCTCTTCGGCCGTACCATCCAATATTGCTTCACTGATACCTAACTGGGCATATGCCATTCTCGTTAAATACTCAATTTGCGCCATTAAATTGTTCTCGGCTGGTCTATTTAGTTGGACTACTTTTTCGGTTCCATCAGCATAGGCTACACCATACTTAGAATCTTTAAGTTGATCTTCCAAATCTTGTCTTCTGGCTTCCGCTTGTTCTTTTCTTTGCTTTGATTTAACAACATATGGAAGTTGAATTATTAAATCTAATTTTCCAGATCCACTCTGATTGTCAATGGCGTCCAAAAGATTTAATTTGGCTATTAGTCTTTGAAGAATTGAATTCTTCTCATTCATTATTGCATAAAGTGGATTTTCGATTATTGCCACTTTTGTCTTATGAAGTGTTACTTCTTCTTTTAAACCGGTGTTATCGTTGTACAGTCTTACACGAACGTGGTGTGGATACCACTGTACAATTTTTCCAGTTCTCATGGTCAGTATGTCAAACGAATTGTTATTATCTAAACTAATGGATGTATCCACTGGTACCAATGCGACAACGCCCTCATCAAACATGGACATAACCACGTCCTGCATGAATGCTCTATTCGTTTGATCTATGTTTGCCTCACTAGTCAGACATAAGTTGAGATTAGAGTTTATTGTCTCTAAAAACTTCTTCTCAGCATCTAATCGAACGTGTCTCATGTCTAACTCTGAAATATCTATGGCTACTCGATTATATATAGCCCCAACAATCGATCGTTCATTACCATATTGTAAATACTTCCTGTGAGGAGGAGTACTGTATGCCGATCCATGAATTGTCTTAAGTTCTTCATATGGACTTCTATCTAGAAATATGTTCCAGGCAGATCTTAATCGTTTAAAAAGTGTTGCGCTACCTGTTATAAAACTGTTGTTCACATGGGGCCTCCTTATTTGGGATTTATGTATCACCTATTCAAATGATTCCTTATTTGCTTTGTATGCTATATATGCATCAAGCATTGCGGCAACATTGTCTATCTTTTGTTCGTATCGTTTTTTTAATAGTTTTCTATTTCCATTTGTGTCTTCTAAAGTGATACAATTTCCCATTGAAAATGATAATAGTTCCTCATCAAATTCAATTAGACCGTCTTCTGATAATTTCTTTATCTCGCCTAATGGAACAGACTCCGACTTAACGCCTTGTATTACCTTCTCTATAGAATATGGTCCGTTTTCGCGTTCCCAACGTTCTATAAATTCTTTGGCATTATATGGATCATAACCTAATGCTCGAACATCATATTGTTTATCTAAAATATGTGCTTCTACATCATCATATACCTCCATCATATCAAGAACTGTTCCATTCATAACCTGAAGCGTTCCTTCATTGAGAAAATCCTCGTATTTAACTCTCATGGCACCAGGAAGTTTCATTAAAGTTTTTTCTGAAATATAAGATCGTACTTTAACACCAAAACCACCACGAGGAAGTGGGAAGAGAAAGTCGAATGCACAAAAGTCGTCGCCTTGAGATAGATCAAGACCAAGTGCACAAGTAAGACCCCAATAATCTCTCTTTCTATGGGGTATTGTCTCTTCGTAGGTGAAGAAATAGGTATAACCCTCCATAGGAATTCCAAATCTCTTAGCTAAAATATCATTTCGAGTTGCTGGTGCATTTTCAGCACGTTCAACATCTAATTGATATGTCTCATATGTGACTGTCTTTCCTAAATTAGGGTTGGCTTTTAGCCAAGTATCAGGATCATTAACTTCTTCTATATCGTCTAGGCGATAGTGCCAAATAGAAACGTGCGGATTTATGTAGTCGCCCTTTAAAATATCGAGAAGTTCCATCTTTATTGTATCGCCACTACTATTACGAACTGTACCCTCCGAACTAACTGCAATAATTAGATAGTCGTCGAGTTTTGATGCTCCTTGTTCTATTGCCCCAATGACATCCTCTCTAACATCGCCAGAAAGCCATTCGTCAACAGCAGAAATTTTTGGTCTTAGTCCTTGTAACTTGTTAATGGACATCGGCCTAACTTCTAAAAGAGAACCAGTTAAAAAGTTTTCGATTCCTCGTTTTGTTGAGGCCAACTTAACCCGATTTGCTTTTGATCCTGTCGTGTTGTTTATAGAACCTTCGGTTAAGAATTTAAATAGTGCGCCACGCGCTCTTGTTATGGCAGTTTTTATTGGTGACATCACCTCTTCTGCCTGTTTCATCGTTGGTGCTGTGGCTATTTGATGTGTGGTTGATGTATCGACATTAAGAAAATAATTCTGTATAAGTGATAAGTACATTGACTTTGCAGCACCTCGAGCTACTATTAGGTATTGCTTGTTTACTAGTCTCTTTTTTATCCGTCTTTTCTCATATCGACCACCATGATCTCCTTCATTCGGGACGTATACGCTTCTTTCTACATAATAGTACCAACCAAAGACCTGCTCCGCCCAAAGTTTAAAAGTATCAAGAAGGTGGAGTTCTTCACCATCAGTCAAACAGCATTCAGTTTCACAAAATGCTATAAAACCATCTATGGCTTTATCGTCATAAAATATGCCTGGGTTTTCAATTAAAGCATCGATTCTATTCATTTCCATCGACACTTCGTGGCATACTGGAATTTCTCCAGAGATGACTTTTTCGCGAAACTCACCATAATACTTTGGGGTTGCGGTATTTGATAGGGTCATCGTTGCGTCATTTCTTTTTTAAAGTTGCCAATAATTCTGCGCCGTACTTTTCTGCTGTGGTCGCAACATACTTAGACGCCAACGACTTTCCTGCACCCTGAAGAACTTCTGCTATAAATTTTTGACCCGAGGAAACGTTTGCCTTTGTTAGGTTTTTATATTGTGTTTCCAAATTCAATCGCGTAGTGAGTTTTTTTAGTTCATCATTGGATAGATCACTAACTTTCTTCTTTCTAAGTGACGAAACAGCTCTATGATCTGAACTACCCCTCGAACTACCAGATGAATTTTTTCTTACGCCCCAATGCATACCGGGAATTCCGAAATGTACGAGAGTGTTGTTTTTCATGATAACGTCCTTCCTATGCTTCGATCGGAACCTGAACGGATAGTCTCCATTCTAATTCTCTCTTTTGGTTTTCCAGAGCACTTAAAATAAATGACGCTGATGGTGGATCAAAAGCAAGTTTTACATAAATATAAATGTAAGTTTTAACTGCCTGATACTTTTCCAAATCAACATCAAGAAAATCTGTCCAGACCTCGGTATCATCTTCAATAGAGAATACTGTTTCTGGACCGACGCCAAGTTGATTGAGATTCATAAATGCCGAATTTATATTAACGGTTATGTCTTCGTCAAAAGCAGAGTCGTTAATTCCGAGCATTGCCTTGATCGTGTCTAAAATACTAGGTAACATTTTAATTGTCCTCTACCAAAGTTTTGTGTCTCCTGGTTTTCTTTCTATAAAGATTTGTGGAAGTAATGATTTATCGCCATAGTGTATTGCTTGATGTGTCCTGTGAGATGTGCAAATTAAAAATTCAGGATCTAAAATATCTGGATTTCCAGATCTAAGATCGCCCATCCACATGGGATTCATGTGGTGAATTAAAACCTTGTCGGCAATCTCAAAACCCATGACCCCAAGATCACAGCCTTCGTCTCTAATAATCACAATGTCTCGAATTCTAAGCCACTCTGGAGATTTGTAAAATTTCTGATTGAAATGTCTATCCCAACCAAATGTGGTTTTTCCAACAACTCCAGACAATTTTAAATACTCATATCTAGATTCAAGGGTCGATCTTTCTACGAGTTCTGAGTAGGTTCTAACTTTATCAGGCATTATTCACTTTCCTCTTTTCCCTGATAAATTGCCATTTGTCTTATTGCGTTTGCATAGAGTTCTTCGATCTTCTTTCTAGAAGCTAATTCTTCTGTTTTTGCTTCCAACAATCTATTCTCGTTTGATAGTTTTTGTTTCTCTAATTGAGCAATGGACGACCCCATTTTTATAAATTGTGTTACCTCCTGAGACGTGGCCGTTCCATCTCGAATTCTCTTTTCAACCAAATCATATGCCAAACGAATTATCTGATTCTCCCTTGATTGAATAGTTATCCCAGGAGCCTGTTTTCTTTTTTCTATTTTGGTTCCTGTGGAATTTTTCATTTGTTTTACCTCCTACTGTTTCGTCAACCAAAATGGTAAAACAGTATCTCCCATCATAATTTCAATTTTTCCAAAAAGTAAATACATTGGGATTTTTCCGGTAAAACTTCCTACAGGTCCAATTGTTGCGTGTGGTTCAAAAGTTGGAAATATACTTTTGTCCCAATGTGATAACGACTTTCTAAGATCCATGATTGGTTTTTCTTTCGAAATCACTAGGACATCCACTTTTTCTTCTTCTCCAAAAATATCATGACCGTCTACCTTGGCCAATACTGGTCTTGTTACTTTTGCTAGCTCGGAAACTTCTTTAAATAAATTTCCAAGTTCATAGTTTTTAACCTCCTCGATTTCACCGACATAAACAAGTGTCATGTGTGGAGAATCTTGAAGACACCATGACGTGTCATCTGGAATCAAAGAAACTATTACTTTAGTTTTGTTCGTGTTCATGTTAGTTTACTCCTTTCTAAAATATGATTGCAAGTACTTTGTAAGGAGTTACTGAGACTTTAACCCACTTTTAGGTAGGCTCTTGAAAGGAGAAATCAGTCCACAACTCTGATTTAATTAAAAGTCTCAGTAACTCGTTAGAAAGTACTTGCAAATATAACCCCCGGAGAATTTTTTAGGAGGCAGGCGATGGATGGAGGGGGTACCTGTCGCGAGAGACCCCCCCCTATCCACAATATATAAAACCTATGTGATCTATTTGGTATCTAGTTCAATTCTTGGAACATAATCTTCATCAACTTCTAGATAGTTTCCAGTAAGATTCATAGACAAGATACGTTTCATTGCATCACCAATAGCAATCGCTTCGTCTGCTTCGCTTAATTCGTTTGATGTTATAGCAAGCCTGGCTATGTATGAACAAGTATTGTATCCTTTTGATGTATCAAACGCATACCATTCATTAAACTGAGTAATAGGATTGTATGGGTTATCAAGAGTCGTTATCATTGTATCCGACATAGAATCCTCCTTTACTTAATTGTGGTCTGAATAGTTGTTGTTGATACACCAAGTGCACTAGCTATTTCGGACGTTGTATAGCCAGATGCCGCCATTGCTTTGGCTCTAGCTGTCTTGGCGTCAGTCATTTTATATGCTGTCCTGGGTGTTGCTTTTTGTTTTACTGACTCTAGCTTGGTGTTTTGAATTATTTGGGCTAGGGTATTGTTACTAATAGCACCCAGTTGGATGGCTTGCCATTCTTTGTCCGTTATTGTAATGTCTTTTTTCTTGGCCCCAACTCTACGACGGGCTTCTTCTAAGGCCTGCCCCTTAATCTTTTTTAGATCTCCCCCATCCATATTAGGATTCGCATCCTTCTTAGCTCTAACAATTTTATTGGCAAGGAGTTGTGCCTGCCTTTCTCGGGGACGGTTCTTGTTAGCTTCCTTTAGTTTAAATTGAAGACTCTTAACTTCCTTACTATAGACATGCTTAGCTGTTGGTGAGTACACTAAGTTTGGTGTGTGTACCATAAGCTTTCTTGCTTTATTGGCAAGAGCCTTTAGATTGTTAGCATACTCCGCATACACAGTCTCGATCTTTGTTCCAGAGGACAGCTTATGCGCATCTTCTACTTCTGCTATCTTGGTGCTTTTGGTCTTCTTAGTTATGACCTTTCCTTTGGAATTGAGATACGTTGTTCCGGTTTCAGTATAAATCTTCTTTCCACTATTCGGATCTATTTTATAGTTGTCTTTTCTTTCGTTTACTCGAATCTCGGACGATGCTTTTGAGATGAGAGTTGAAGCACCAGAGTTCTTTCCACCTTGATACTTAGCTTTCAGTTCTGCTATCCCATTATCTATGGCCGATTGTTTGTAATCAAGACCGTGTTTCTGTGCATCGATAACCACCATTGAGTGCTTCACTGCTCTTGCTATCTCTCCAACAGATGCCCCTTTAATTGTCATGTCTGTTATTAAGTTTGACACATTACCCATTTGAGTTTGCTTTGATCGGTTGCTCATTGGTGGCAACCCGTCAACGTGGTAACTCTTTGGATCGAAGTTTTCGATTTCTTTTAATGCTGGAGAGGATTTAATGTCTTTTCTTTTGTTCGGTATAACCAAAACAGTATCACCATCAAAGTCTGCACCAGACAACTTCTTTGTTACACTTGGGTGAATTCCAACTGCGTCTAGTGCATCATGTATTAAACTGTTCGCTTCTCTGTTCTTATTATTCACCCTAAGTTCTGGTATTTCAAACGTTCCACCATGTGGGTGTCTAATCAAAGCAACAGTTTCTCCATTCTTAAATGATGGAGCATATATTTCGTTTTCTTTTAATGACGTTATTGGTAATAGAACTTTGTTTGCTTGTCTTGGAAGGGCGGCGGCTTTTAAATCAACAACAGCACTATCAAGACTATTCGCGTATGCATTTAACAAAGCTTTTTTTACAACAGGATTGGTTAAAGCAGAAATCTCATTAAACTCTTCTAATTTAAGGTTTCTGTCCAAATCTAACTGTTTCTTTGCTAAGGCTGGTGATTGTTTTGATAACACTTGTGAGGATATACTTTTTGACCAGGTAGTCCAATCTCCTTCTTCGTTTACTATATTAAGTGCTTTTACTGCTATAGATTTTCTTACCTGTGATTCTGGAACGCCCAATCTTTCAGCAATATCTTTATAGTCAACACCGGCTTGTTTCATTTCAAGCATTTGCTTTGCCTTTGGATGGGTCTTTCCCTCTTCTGTAATATGATGTTGTTGTCTAACAACCGATCCAAATGGATTGTCTGGATCATCTGTCATTTTTTTGAAAACATCTTCTGGAGGGGTTCCTTTTGGTTTGTTTGTGTTATATATTAGATCTATGCCTTTTGGTAAAGTATCTGTATATATGGCCATTCCTTTTAGGTAATGCGTTCCATCCACACCAATACGAACTTGTGCGTATCTTGCTTCTCCTAAGGAAATATCATCTACGCCGCGTCTAAGTTCAACGACACCATCTTTATCTTCTCCGCCCTCATCACCATAACGAATCAAAACTCTTTTTCCATCGACACTTCGTATGGGTTCCAATCCTAAAAATGATCTTCCACCATCTTCTGAGTATTCGGTTATGGTTTTAATGTTATCTATGTTCTTGTAAATTTCGGCATATGTCATTCCTGGCGGAGTTAAAACCTTTATTGTTGTGAACTTTCCAGTACCCAGTTGCTCTACTTTTACCTTGTGAACGCCATACCCTTCGTCTTCTAGCAATGATGCAGCTACATTTAGTTTTGTTCTGCTTATTCCTAAATTGCTTTCTACTCCACCACCAATATCTATCATCCCCTTATCTCCAACTTGCTTTTTTAACATGTTAGCAGTTTCAGATACAATATTGGCATTTACTTGCAATTGTGGATCTAAAAGTGCACGAATAGACGATTCGTTTTTTCCCATTCTTTCACCGATAGCTACATTTGATAAGCCTTTTGCTTTTAATCTTTGTGCCATTTGCTGATCGGCAAGTCTTCTTTCAGCATTCGCTATTGTTTTTCTTGTTCTCAATTCTGTAGTCGACATACCAAGGCCCTCTGCTATTTCTTTTTCAGATAGGCCTTTTGCTTTTAATTCATCTACATAACCGAGAAAACTTTTTCCTCTTTGTTCTGGATTGTTTCCTGATCCCCAAGGATATCTACCAGACCGTCGAGGCATTCCATAATGAACTAGTTCATCATCACTTATCACAAAATGCTGTGCCATGAGATTAATCCTCCATTTCGTGTTTTAATTGCTCTATCTTCTGATCAAACGCAATAATCTTATTCATTATCTGAAGAATATCGTTTGGATCTGGATTATGAATTAATACCTCATCCGACTGATATATTCGCAGTTCCATTGAAATATCTTTTGGGTTTATATCGTACTCCAAACAAAACAACGCAGCATATACTTCTGTTTGTCTTAAAGATGCTGGTGTGACGCCGGTTTTTAAATCGTGTATTCTTAATAAACCATCTCTAAAAGAAATCGCATCTGCTGTTCCAAATGAATTAATAGAATAAAAAAGCGGTTGTTCCGATTTCATCCTATACCCTATTGCATCATTAACAAACGCATTTAATGACTTCTTATTTCGAGGGAGTTTTTGTTTTAAAACAACGCATCTACTGGCGAAATCATGCAACTCTGTTCCTTTTTGAACTGCTAAGAACCTTAAATATGCTGACGTTACTTTTTCATCCGTATAGTTTGTCCAGTGATATTTCGATGCTCCAAGGAATGCGTGATTACCTACTAGTTCTGAATGTCTGTTGAAGATCATGATAGAATTCCTCTTCATTCTGTGGATATACGAAATTCGCATAACTCATTCGATTTAGTAGATCAATATAATAATCCTGATTTGGTCTGTGGCTAGCTGTTGGCGAGGGTTTTACCTCAAACGCGGCCCACCAAGACTCAAATAAAATAAGTCTATCCGGAAAACCCTGGATCAATCCGGCATTGTTTTTTAAAACAATTGCACCTGGAAATCTACGTTCCAGTTGTAATGTAAGATGTCTTTCAAATTTGCTTTCTGCTGCCATTGTGGTTTTCTCCTTTTAGAGGCAAAAAACAAAGAGAGGGAAATCCTTTCGAAATCTATAATTATCCAAAAAGAAATCCTCTCTCTCTATTATATAGTATGTTTTTCGCGCGATAAAAAATTATACTCATTGAAATTCTTTTTCTTCGAATATGCTTTTGCTATTCCAATATCTATATCAGCTTTTGATGATATAAAGAAATAAAACAGATTATAAAATGGTGTATTTTTCCTATCTATTCTGCCCATTGCTTGTATTGTCTGTTTGTATGAATAGTTTCTAGAATATAACACAACCGCGTTTGTTGTTATACAATTCCACGCTTCTCCAGCAGATAAATATTGTGCTAAGTATATCCAGCTTTGTCCTTCTGGAACTGGTTCGTGTAAATGACCATTGTATTCAGAAACTGGAATATCTAAATCATCTCCAAGAGTTCTCAAAATATCAAGCTCATAGTCGAAATTGTAAAACACAATTAGTTTTTTGTGTTTTTTTAATAGTTTTTTAATCTCCTTAATTCGTGACGGATCACTGTTAACGATACGGCGTAAAGTATATCCCAACTCTCCTGCACCTTTTAGTGGACGATTTTTATATGGATTCCACAATTTCGCTTTAACTTCTGTATAGGTTTTTTCATCAAAAGGAACCGTGATTATAGACATGTGATTTACTGTGTGTTTTTTATAATCCATTTTCACGAGAATGCTCCGTCGTAATGTCTCTAGTTTTCCTGTATCAATGTATCTTTCTATCTTTGGGAAGGTGGTGAAAGAATTGAACACAACATGCTTTCTAGTGAACTCTGTTTTGTTCTTGAAAAAACCATTGGCTATGAAGACCGGCAAGTAGTCCATCCAAATATCTCCTGGTGTTGCAGTTAAGAGAATCCATTTGTTGTTCTTT